CAGAATCCCCGTATCAATCGCAGCTCCCTACGTCCAGGCCAGAACGGAAATCCCCACTGCTGGATCGGCTGGTGCTCCGACCTACGGATTCGGAATGATCACTGGTGTTGCCGGAAAGGTGTCGACAACCTCTGCGACGGCCTCGGGGAACATTTTGCTCGCGATCGTGTGTGGGAATTTCAATACTGACGCGAGCGGATCCATTAAACTGATCATCGGCCCTTCTACCAGTGTGGTAAACATGGTGGTGAAGCGTGGAGCGACTCTCAGAGTGTGGAGGCACTCATAAGATGGAAAAGATCATCGACCTGGTGAAGGAAGACATCCAGGCTCAGAAGTTCGTCACGAAGTATTGCGTCTCGAACGAGACGGACGCAGCCCACGTCCAGCTTTCCATGAAGCGCGGATTGCCTACGATTCCTGCCGTGATCGGACAGACCTTCGACGAGCCCATCGCCGTCATCTGTTCCGGACCGTCGTTGGCAGAGAACATCGAGACGATCCGTGGGTTCAAGAAGATCATCTCCTGCTCCGGTGCCCATGATTTTCTCATCAAGAACGGGATCATCCCGACGTGGCACATGGAGACGGACCCGAGGGAGCACAAATCCACCTTCGTAAAGAATCCGCATAGGGACGTGATGTACCTCATCGCGTCCTGCTGCCACCCGAAGGTGTTCGACAACCTGGCGGGGCATGACGTCCGTCTCTGGCATGTCTTTCAGCCCGACGCCACCTTCCCTCGTGGCCACTGGGCGATCCTTGGAGGGAGCAACGTCGGGCTCAGGGCACTCTTTGTCGCTCGGACACTGGGATTCAGAGAGATCCATATTTTCGGGATGGACTGCTCCGGATCCGGACGTCCTGCCAAGATCCAAACCGAGTCAGTCCCTCGCCAGGAGTTTCACGTCAACGAGCATCCGAATGAGCCGAAGAAAAAGGCGATTATCGTCGCAAAGATCGGTGATACGGAGTTCGAGACGACAGAGGTCTTCCTGGAGTATGCCCGGCAGTACTTCTTCGAGACACTCCAGGTTCCGGATGCAATGTTCGTCCTGCACGGTGACGGGCTCCTCCAGAGGCTCGCGGAGCAGAAGCTGGCCGATCCTATGTATGAGGGAAAACGGAAGATCGAGCAGCAGAAACTCCTTGGAAAGGGGAGTAAATATAGCACGATCGCGGTTATGTCCCAGAACGTGATCAGCCAAGAGTACGCCAAACTGAATAAGGACCTCCACACTGCTCGTCCTGACTATGGGATCGGCGGAGCGAAATACGCGGAGCTTGTCACTCGCCTCCGAGAGAAGTGTAAGTGCGCTTCGGTTCTGGACTACGGATGCGGGAAGGGGATGCTGGCCAGGTCTCTGAAATTCCCGATCTGGGAGTATGATCCCGGAGTCCCAGGGAAGGACGCTCCTCCTCGTCCTGCGGATCTAACGATCTGCACTGACGTCCTGGAGCACGTCGAGCCGGAGTACCTGGACTTCGTTCTTGGGGATCTGGCCCGGTGTACCAGGAAGATTGGATACTTCGTCATCCATACCGGACCGTCCGGAAAGACTCTTGCGGATGGGAGAAACTCGCACCTGATCCAACAGGGGGAGGATTGGTGGAACGATCAACTCTCGAAGTTCTTCAAGGTCGGATCGATCAGTCGTCGTAACCGCGTAGAGCTCCACTGCGTCGTCACTCCTAGAGTGAGAGTGGAAAAGGCTGAGGTCGTCAAAGTATGACCGTTGACTGGAGCTCGGATTCGCCGAAGAGTCCGTATTTCTCGAAGTTGAATTCTGCAAATGATCGGCTCTCCATCTTGACATCCGAGATCCAGAAGGCCAAAGATCATCCCGATGCGACTCCAGAAGAGAAGGCGGAGAGGATCTCAGTTCTGGAGACGAAGATCGCGATGACGATTTCCAAGATAAAAGAGTACGAAGGCATCGTCTCTGGGACGATCCCGGACCCCAGTAAACTCTGAGAGGTAGAATATGGCCGCAGGACTGAACCCCATCTTTGTCACGACTCCCCGGCACCCGATGGTGCGGTCGTCGACCGCTGATGCAGGGTCCCGTGACGGAACGGCGGCAGGCATCGCCACGTTGTTCACGGCCAGCGCGAACGGCGCGTTCTTCAAGGGCTACCGCTACCAGGCGGAAGCCACGACGACGCTGGGCATGGTCCGCATCTACATCCAGAAGGGCGGAGCGGGAAACAAGGAGCTGATCAAGGAAATCCCCGTCAACGCGGTGACGGTCGGAGCCTCGACTCCCGCAGACTCTGGCGAGTGGTATCCCCAGGGCGGGATCCAGCTCAGCCCGTCCGATGTCGTCTTCGTCTCGCAGGAAAAGGCGGAGGCGATCTCCCACTGGCTCGAAGGTGGCGGCGACTACTGATCCCTGTTCGGAATTGGAAATCCTAAAAGGAGAATGTCATGGCGAAGGAAGATGTCGATCGGTACGAGGGGAAGAAGAAGATCCTTCTCGACCGTCTCGTCTTGCTGAAGGAGAAGAGGACGAAGCTGGTCGACTCCAAGAAGTACTCCGGAGCCGATCTCGCCTCTCGCCTCGCTCGCGTGGACGTGAAGATCGCGAACACGGATCGGAAGGTCGCCCTGTGCGACACGAAGATCGAGAGCAACGGCAAGTAGTTCATGGGGGAGACTCTCAACGTCTTCATCGGCTACGACTCCAAGGAGCCGATCGCGTACCATGTCCTTTCTCATTCGATTTTGAGACGGGCATCGGGACCGATCTCGATTACTCCTCTGGCGATTGATCAGCTCAAGTCGATCTACACGAGAGCCAGAGGACCGAAGGAGTCGACGGAATTCAGCCTGACCCGGTTCCTCGTCCCGTACCTGTCCAGGTATAGGGGGACGTCGGTGTTCATGGACTGCGACATGCTCTGCCTGGACGATCTCTACAAGATGACCCGGGAAGTGGCGGTCCCTCCGTTCAAGCCCGTCATGGTCGTCAAGCACGATTACGTTCCGAAGACCACCAAAAAATTCCTTGGGCAGGTCCAGACGAAATATCCAAGGAAGAACTGGTCCAGCTTCATGATCATGGACAACGATCTCTGCCTTCGGGCGGGGCTCACGTTGAACTATGTCAACGAAGCTACTGGCCTGGATCTTCATCGCTTTAACTGGATCGATCCTGCACGATATACAGGCGATCCAATCGGGGAGCTTCCCCTGGAATGGAATTGGCTTGTCGGAGAATACGATCCGAATCCGAAAGCGAAGATCCTTCACTACACGCTCGGAGGTCCCTGGTTCGCGGAGTATTCCGACTGCGATCACAGCAAGGAGTGGTTCGCAGAGCTTGCCCATATGACCAAGGACATGCTGATCTAAGATGTCGACTCCAGGATTTTTTGACAAGGACCTCCGCAAGGAGGCTTGGTTCAACGGCACAACCATCCCGGAAGGATGGTTTGACGAGAGACTGATCCCGGTCTCTGGTGCCGCTCCATCTGTCCCCGCAGCTCCTCTGAATCTGTCCGCTTCTTCCGGGGACAATACTGTCAACCTGACCTGGTCCGCTTCAGCCGGAGCCACCAGCTACAAACTCTACAGGTCGACGACCTCCGGGTTCTACGTCGTCCCTCTGGCGAGTGGCATCGTCGGCACGACATACCTGGACACGACGGCTCTCAACGGAACGCATTATTATTACATCGTCAGAGCGACCAATGCCGTCGGAGACAGTGCCGACTCAAACGAAGCCGATGCGACTCCTCAGGCGGCAGTAATTTCTGGAGCTGGCGGTCGGCCAATGGTCCACGGACCACGGCAGAAGATCGTCTATTTCCAAGAAGACCTGGAGCTGGCGATCAAAAGTCAGGTCGACTTCAATCTGATTCGGGAAACTCCTTTCGAACTCGACATCGCTCAGGTCCTGTCCACGGACCTGATTGGAAATGTCTATGCCTCCAGGGAATTCTCTTCTCGCCTGGAGCAGGCTATCCTGTCCGACATATCGATCGGCTTCAGGGCCGAGAAGAGCTTTGTCCTCCAGGTAGAACCCTCGGCTCCGATCTCAATCATTTCCAAAGTTCGGTACGTCAATATCGAGAGAGACAGGAAACTCGCTGAATCTCTTCTTGCCCTAGAAGAGGAGGTCCTCCTTTGAGCCAAAAAGTTATCAGTCCTGGAGAAAATCATATGCCGAATCCGACATCTGATGGATCGACCTTCGTCCTGGCCTCCCGACGCCAGCTCGCGAAGATCAAGCACGAAATCAGAGCTCTCCTGGGGAAGCAGGAAACCCCGATTTCCATTCCGGCAGACGGGTTCCGGTATGCGTTTTACCGGGGGCAGGACGGGAAGGGTCGCCACCTGTTCACCATGTACGCCAAGGCGAAATCGGAGACCGGATCGGACATTGACCTGCACGGACATATGGTCCGGATGTCGATGGACTGCTGCAACGTGTTCTCCGATTCTGCGGTTTGCACCAAGTCCGCTGCTACTGAAAATCCGGCACCTGCTTCCGACCCTATTCCAGCCGGGGCACCTGCTCCCGCAAAGAGCGATGGAGAGATCATGAAGCTCGAAGGCCTGACTCGCGATCGTGTGCTGTCCATCCAGGGAGTTCCCTCCTGGACCCACAAGATCAAGGCGGAGCACAACAACCTCCCGGACCAGGTCGTGTCTGCCCTGGACGAGATACATGACTGGGCGGAAGAGGTCCTGAAGACCCCCGAAGTCAAGAAGGTCCTCGATGAGCCCGTCGATACCGGACGGGTTGTCACGAAGAAGGACGGAGAATTGGAAATCTTCCTGCCCTTCGTGAAGACGGATCTCGAACAGCGGACCGTCTACGGCGTCGTCTACGAGCCCGATGTCGTGGATGCTCAGGGCGACTCCGCGAGCGCGGACGAGATCCGCAAGGCCTGCCACGACTACATGATCAACTCCCGTAAGACGGGCCTCATGCACAAGGAGGACGTCACCGGGAAGGCTCCCGCGATCGAGAACTATCTGGCCCCGAACGACATGGTCATCGGGAATCAGCGAGTCCGCAAGGGCACCTGGATCATGGCCCACAAGATCCTCGACGACTCTCTCTGGAACGACGTGAAGTCCGGAAAGCTGACCGGGCTGAGCATGAGCGGCAAAGCGATGGCAGCTTCGGACTAAAGGAGATCGACATGCGACTGAGTCAGATCGTGGTCAACGAAGTCTCTCTGGTGGACAAAGCCGCCAACAAGAGAAAGTTCCTGCTCTACAAGCGGGACGGCGAGGCGATGAAGCCGGAGGACATCCTGAAGGCCGCTCAGCAGACCCTGAGCGACCTGATCGAGATCATCAAGGCGAAAGACGAGGGCTCCGCTCGCGAAGGAGAGAACTACGCTCAACAGGCGAAGGACCTCCTGAACGGAGTCGTCAAGGAAGCCGTAAGTTTTTACACGGACGCGGAACGCTCGGCCATTGGCGGAATGATGGCGAAGAGCGTTCTTCCTCCCGAGGACAAAAAGACCGGGGAAGCCGACGAACTCGAACTGACTGACGAAGACGTCAAGCAGCTTGAGAAGCTCGGAGAAGCGGTCGACTCTCTTCAGCAGCAACTGGCCGACAAGAAGTAAGTCGGCTCGTTCTAGGATATCCATTCCGTCTCAGACGGAGTGGTCTTTGGCGAAGCATTAGAGTTCGGGGTATCTGAAATGGCGAATGCCAAAGAGATCCTTGACAACCTGCTGAAGAAGGTGAGCGACCTCTCCGACCAGGTGAAACAGGTCAAGGAATCCGGGAACAAGGAGAACATCGAGAAGTCCTTCAAGGACCTCCTCGACAGCCGTGAGGAAGCCCTCCGGGCGACGATGGTGTCGGAAGTCCGCAAGGGTCGTTTCTCGGCGGACGATGACGACGAGGAGAAGGCCCCTCACGAGATGATCGTGAGCAAGGCTCGCAGCGACAGCCAGCGCGACTTCCAGCGTTGGAACGACCAGGTCTACCTGGTCTCGAAGATCCTGAAGACCCATCCCTCCCGCCTGAAGATCTGGAAGGACGGCATGGCGGGTCCCGTCAGCGAGCTGAAGAAGGCGATGGACACGGCCACGGCTGCGGAAGGCCTGGAGTGGGTCCCCACCGAGTTCAGCGCGGACCTGACGGATCGGGTCCGTCTGGCGATGAAGGTGTCCGGGTTGTTCCGGCACATTCCGATGCCCAGCAACCCCTTCAAGCTCCCGGTCGTGGCCTCCGACGGCACGGCCTACCTGGTCGGCGAGTCGACGATCGACGGCACCGACTCCAAGATCACGGCCTCGACCCCCGGCACACGGAACCTGTCCCTGACCGCCAAGAAGCTCGGGGCTCGCGTCCTGTACTCGGAGGAAATGTCCGAGGACTCGATCATCGCGACCTCCAGCTTCGTGCTGGACAACATGGCGATCGCGATCGCCGCAGGCCTGGAGACGGGCTTCATCAACGGGTCGACTTCCGCGACCCACATGGACTCCGACGTGTCCGCCTCGACGGATGCGCGGAAGGCGTTCGACGGTCTGCGCAAAGCCGTTCTGAGCACGGCTCGTCAGGACCTGTCGACGTTCAGCACGGCCAACCTCCGCTCCATGCGGTTCAAGATGGGCAAGTACGGCATCGATCCGTCGAAGCTGTGCTACATCACCGGACCCAAGGGCATGAAGCAGTTCCTGGGCCTGGCGGAAGTCATCACGGTCGACAAGTACGGGGCTCTGGCCACCGTCCTGTCGGGCGAGATGGGCAAGTTCGACGGCATCCCGATCGTCGTCTCGGAGTACGTCCGGGAAGACGTCGCCACGACGGGCTCGTATGACGGCACGGTCTCCACGAAGACCACCGTGCTGCTCACCTACGTTCCGACGTGGATCATCGGCGACCGTCGCAAGGTGACGGTCAAGACCTGGGAAGACGTGGAGCGCGACCAGACGGTCGTTGTGTCCACCGTCCGCAACGCCTTCGGGTCGTTGCACGATTCGACGACGGAGAAGATCGTGGCCCTCGGCCACAACGTCGACGCGAGCTGATCCCGGATCAAGTCAAGAGGCAGGAGGGTCGGAAGACTCTCCTGCCTCTCCCTTGGTCCCGGAGAACGGCATGACGCTGTGGGTAGCACTGAATGTTTACTGCGAGTCGAAGATGCTTCAAGGCTGCATCGACTCGATCCGCACTGCCGCCCCACAGGCGAAAATAGTCGCCGTCGATGGTTGCTACGAGACCTGGGCCAGGGCCGCACGTCGGCTCGCCGCTAAGGAAATCGAAGAAGGTCACGACCTCGTAGCCGAAGCACTCCTCTACTACGCGAATCCCGCAAGTCCGGACGATACATTGGAAATCCTGCGACGAAATAAGGTCGACAGGATCATCGAGACCGATCGGCCCTGGAGCCACGAGTACGACAAGCGGAGTCAGTACTTTGTCGGCGGCGAGGGGGACTGGTATCTCGTGCTGGACGCCGATGAACGCCTTCAGGGGACTGTCGACATTTCCAATCTGTCGGACCCGGCATACAATATCGTCCTGTACCGGGACCAGGATCGGCACCCCTACGCTGTGACTCGGATGTTCCAGCACGAGAGCGGGATGGGATATCGGGGAGCCCATCACGCTCTCCATGCCCACGGGACGCTCTGGCGAAAGGAAATCTGCAGGACCGTCGGCGGGAAGAACTACTTCGAGCTGAACGGAATCCCTGAAAACCAGAGGCTCATTGGCGAGCCCTTCCATATCTTCCATCTGTACGAAGATCGTGGCAAGGACGTCATGCGGAACTGCGTCAGGGGCGAATACTATCGCCACCTGACCTCTCAGGAGGAAGGCGAGTTCCGCGCCGTCCACGGGCTATGAGCGAAAACCATATCACCGTCACGGTCGTCGGGGACAAGGCCCTCCTGGCGAAGATGGCCTCGATCAAGATGTTTTTCCAATCCCCCGAGCTCAAGACCGTCCTGGAAGAGACGAAGAACCGGATGCTCCGGCTGATCTGGGACCTGGCCCCCAGGAAGAGCCGATTCCTGGTCGGGTCCAGAAGTGGCCAGGTAGAGGGGTTCGGGACCTCTAATGTCGCTGTACGAGCCGGGGTTGGGGCCTACTACGCGCCATACGTCGAATACCCTACCAAACCTCATCCGATCATCCCCCGGTCCCGCAAATCGCTATTCTGGACGCTGTACAACAACTCGCAGAATTCGGTGAAATTCGTCGGTCGATCGAGTACAACGGGGATCGATCGGTCTAAGGCCGGGGCGACCTTCACGTTCTCTCGGGGCGTCAGGCACCCCGGCACCCAGGCCCAGCCGTTTATGAAGCCCATGTACGAGCAGGTCAAGCCCAGGATGCTCCAGGCGATCAGCCGGATCCTGAAGGCCAAGCTCGCGGAAGGAACTCGATGAGCGTAGACGCTGCCGCCTGGACGACCGTCGCGAACTGCAAGCTGCAGCTCGGGATCTCCGACTCCACCCAGGACGCCTTCATCGAAAGTCTGGTCAACAGGTCATACAAGATCCTGGAGACCTACCTGGGCAGGCAGATCAAGAGCCAGACGCTGACGGAGTACTACGACGGCCCCAAGGACAACGCTCAGGACAGCCTCCTGCTGAACGTATTTCCAATCATCTCGATCACTTCGATCTATGACGACCTGGACCGGATCTGGGCAGACTCCTCTCTGCTCGATCCTGCGAATTACGTCGTCTACAAGGAGCGGGGCATCGTCAAGCTCTACCGGAACGAGGGATTTTTCCAACAGGGCATCCAGAACATCAAGGTTGTCTATACTGCAGGATACGCAACGATCCCCGGAGACATCGAGGACGCCGGAATCCAGATGGTCGAGCACATGTTCAACCGGGCTCGCACTGCGGGATTCCAGTCTCAGAGCCTCGGCGGGAAGAGCGAGACCTACGACAACGACGAGATCCCCGCTGCGGTCAAGCGAGTCCTCAGGAATTATCGTGTCTACGTTCGCTCGGAGAATAGCTCGACGTGAGCATCGGACGCAGTCGAGCCTTTATGGATTCTCTCTGTGACATCCAGAGGGCGAACATCATCGTCGATGTCAGCAACATCCGGGATCGTCGGATCTCGGAGTGGGGTACGGTCAAGTCGTCCGTCCCGTGCTACATCGAGCCGTCCGGAGCGGACATCACTCCTGACGGTATGATGGGCAGGACAGTCGTGGAGCGGTACTCGGTTTATTTCCAAGGCGACCAGCCCGTCCGGGCGAACGATCGCCTGCTGGTCGGGACGACGTACTACATGGTCGAAGGGGTCCAGGACTTCAGCTCTATGCGGACGGGCTGGCACGTCACGGCCCTAGTCAGAAAAATGAACTATGCGCAGGGGCAGGCTTAAATGCAGCGCGTAGCCGCAACCGGAACGATCACCTGCCCGGCAGGGTCTGCCGTCAATCCTGGAGACCAGTTCACTCTCAATGACGGCATCAAGACCCAGAAGGTCTTCGAGATTTCCAAAGGGACTGTCGCCGCGACGGGGACAATCCATGTCGTGGCGGGGAGCCTACTAAGGACTGGAGGGCAGGACACATTCGTCCTTAACTGCGGACAGACCCCCGCCATGACGTTCGAATACAGGACTGTTGCCGGAGCAGATGTTGGGAATCTCAGGACGATCGTATTCACTGCAGGAGACACCCAGGCGACGATCCGCACCTTGACCATCAACAAGATCAACAGTGTCCTGGACCAGGATCTGAGGATCACTGCGGTCGCTGGCGCAGGAGCCGGGGACATCGACCTGACCAACGACGGCAAGGGAGCCTTTGGAAATGTCACGATCACGGAGACCGTTCAGAACGCAGGCTTCACCGTCTCCGGCATGTCTGGAGGCGTTGGCCCGGCTGCGGTCGGCGCGGGGAATGTTGCGATCAACATCTTTGGGTGGGAACTCGACTACGAAGTCCTGACTTCGGTCCTCACTGCGATCAACGCTATCGGCGCAGACCTCTTGATCACTGCGACCCAACAGAGTACGGCTGTCATCCTCCTGACCAATGACGTCAAGGGGACCCAGGGGAATGTCCTGATCAACAGCTCTCCCGGAGGGCAGGCTCTGGCGTTCACGGGAATGCTTGGAGGATTGGGAATCCCCGGAGAGCGGATCCACACGACCGAGATCATCGACGAGATCCTGCGTCTCCTGGACGTGAATCTCAGGACCTCTCTTTCTCTGAAGGGAGTTTTCAGAGGCATGATGCCTTTCATGCCTGCAGAGGTCGCGACTCAGAAGGTCAATGGGATCTGGGTCAACGTGGAACCGTCGATCCACATCACTCCGATCCAACTTCCGAAGGATACTCAGATCACCTACATGATCAGGCTCCTCCTGATCCGCAGAATCAATATCAATGAGAATGTCCTGCTCCAAAAAGAGACGGACATCCGAGAGGTTATCGACATGGTGTACGACAATTACACCATGAGCGAGCTCACTCTCAGTAATGGTCAAATCCTCTGGTGGCTCCCCACTGAGATAGAGATGGAGCCGCCCGAGGACGGATACGTCGCGACTCTGGCGGAAGATCTTGTTGCAATCGCTTTTAAGACCGAAATTCAAGTAAGGACTCGGAGGTAGAAAATGGCGACCGTAGGCATTGGAATGAAGGGCTATCTGGGCTTCGGTGAGGAGTCCACGTTCGCCACGATCGTCCCTCGCACCAAGTTCTTCGACCTGACCAGCGAGTCGGTTGTGAAGAGCCGCGAGCTGATCGAAAGCGGAGCCCTGTACCGTCCCGGCATTCTGAACACGAAGGTCGTTCAGGGGATGGTCGGCATCGCGGGAGACATGGAATTCGAAGCCCACTACGAGGGCTGGGGCGTCCTGGCGAAACACTGCTTCGGGGCCGTCCAGTCCACCGTGCAGGCCAACCCTGCGGCCTATCAGCACAAGTTCACGATCGCGGATGTCCTGCCCACAGGACTCTCGATGGAACTGTTCCGGGACACGAGCGGCTTCGCGTCGGAAGCCAGTGTCGCGAACGTCTACTCCGGCTGCAAGGTGACGTCGATCAACTTCTCCTCCGGAGTCGGCGAGCTTCTGAAGGTGGGCATTTCCATTCTCGGGTCGAACGAAGAGCGTCGGGCCAAGAGCACGGAAGCGTTCACGGCCTCCCCGCTGGCGGTCTATCACCAGGGACTGCTCAAGTGGGACGGCGTCGATGCCGAAGTCACGAACTTCAAGATCATGCTGAACAACCACCTGGACCTTCGTCCGAAGCTGAACAGTCAGATCTCCCGCGAGCCGATCCGCAACGGGAAACTGGAATGCTCCGGCTCTTTCACGGCGGAGTTCGACTCTTGGAAAATGTACTACGATTTCCTGAATGCGGCCCAGCGCACTCTCAATGTCCGCTTCACGGGTCCGAACATCGCGAATGGATACCCGTATTTCATGGACTTCAACATCAACGTCGCGATCATTCAGGGGCTCCGGATGAACCTGAACTCGCCGGGTCGGATCATTCTCGAACTCGAATTCAAGGCGTACAGGACGACGACAGTAAACGAACTCGAACTGATCATCCAGAATACGGAGACCTCGATCTCCGCATAACTTTGGAAATACTTGGACTCTTACTAGGCTGATGATTTTGTGAGGACAGATTATGGCAGACCCCGCAGCTCCGACGTCCACGAGTTCCTCGTCTGATCTCAAGGTTCTGATCGCCGGGACCGATGGGAGAGTCACTCTCAGGGACAAGGACGGGAACGAACACGTCCTCCCTCCTCTTGACATGAGTGATCTCGTCGAGTTCGAACGGAAGATCGGCGGGACCGTTCTGGACGAATCGAGAGACATCAAGCTCTCCGATACGCTGTATCTCCTTTTCCTGTCTCTTCGAAAAGAGGGATGCACGGACGACGAAATCCAGCGCGGACAGTACAAGCGGAACGAGCGTCAAGTCTATAGGATGTTCAACCTGAAACTCCTTCCGAAGTCTGTCCAGCTCTTCATGGACATCATGAAGATCAGTGGTGTCGAGTTCCCTCCTCCGCCCAGCGAGACAAAGGAAATCCCCAAGGTCTAGGCTGGGCAGAGTTGTACTGGTTCATGAAGAAGGAAATGTTGGTGAGTAGCTTGGCCGAGTTCAAGCACCTGACATTCAACCAGGTCAAGCTGCTCTCGCGAGTCGTCAAGGACGATCGAGACAGAACGGCAATGGAAAAGAAGCTCAACGATGAGCTTCGACAGAGGCGGGGCGGAGAAATCCGGGTAGTCGAAGGGTAAGCAATGGCTGAAACTCAGTCCTTATCGGTCCTACTCCAGCTCAAGGACCAGATGTCTGCTCAGATGGGGCAGGTGACTGGGACTGTCAAAGATCTCAACAAAGAACTATCAGATCTTACGGTCAAGGCTGAAGACGGAGGAAAATCTTTCTCTGGTATCTCTGATAGGGCAAAAGAAGCCTCAAAGCATGTCGAGGCAGCCGGATCTTCGTTTGACGGTTTGACCAAAAAACAGACGAAGATGATCTTCAACCTCGGCATCATGGCCGCGAAAATGGGCGCGGCGAGCATCGCAATGAATACCCTCTCTGAATCGGCAGGAGACAACAAGCTCGGGAAATCTATTGGCGAAGTCGTCGGGGCACTCGGCAAATTCGCGATGATCGCGACCCTCATGCCGGGACCGATCGGCCTCGTAATCGGGAGCGTCACCGCCGCCGTTTCGATTTTTAAGGCCATGAAGAAAGAATCTGTCGAAGCGGCAGAATCTCTGAAAAAGTTCAAGGAAGAGTACGCGGCTCTAAAAGAAGAGTCTTTCAGAGAGACCGGGAAGTTCATGGCGAAGCGGTCCGTAAGTAGCCAGGCTGACCAGCTTAGGATGGAAATCAGAGCGAAGGACGAGATCAATCAGAGTTACCTCGAAAGACAGTACGAAGAGAAAGCGAAGATCGGCGAAAAACAGGATATTCTAAGGGCCAAACTGTCCAAAGTCTCCGAAGAGTCTCCTGAAGGATACGGCTTTCGGTCTCAGTTGTTCGTTCTCGCCTCAGAGCTGAGGATCGTAGACAGTGCAATCGAAGAGGCAATTAAGACAAAAAAGGAGTTTGACAGAGAGCTTTCGGATATCGATTCCATCGAAGCGATGAACAAGAGCATGACCTCTCTTGATAAGACTGCCGCTGAAACGGCTTTAGCCTTAGAACTCGGCCTAATCACTCCTCTTGCGGCATCCGCGAAGATGGCAGAAATTGCGACCGATAGACTCATTGCATTGTCAAAAGTAAAAGACAGGATGAGTCCAGATGACTTCAAGCTGACTGCGGAAGGCCTCAAGAGAGGAGAGACGAGCGCGAAGGCGAGCCATGCGATGGAGGACCTAATCTCCGAAGGCACGAAGACAAATAAGATCATTCAAGAGAACGACGTCAAGAGAACCTACGAGATCCGGAAAGAGGTCTCCAATATCACGGCAGAATTTAATCGAGCCGGGATCAGTATCAACGCCTCCAGAGAAGAGATGGAAGGATTCGCCGCTGCCGCTCTGGACGGGAAGGTCAATGTCGGGGAATTCATCCGTCAATTAGAAGAAGCTCGTGATCACGACTTTTTCGGAGGGATGAAGAAAGGGATCGAAGACGTCTCTTCCGGTCTTTTGAACTTCCGACATATTTTCGGAAGCATGTTTCAGGACATCCAGTCCGGGATGTCCAATGCCTTCGAAGAAGCGATTGGAAATGTCCACAAGTGGAAAGATGCGATGTCGGGTTTCGCCGACAGCATGAAGAAGACCTTCATCAAAGCGATCGCCGAGATGGCCTCTCAGTCTGTAATGAAGAATCTACTCGGAGGATTCAGCGCTCTTTTCGGCGGCAGTAGCCAGGGCGGATATTCTGGTGGAGGCCAGTCCGGGATGGGAAGACCCTCCGGGAATTCAAGCCTCTCTGGCGGCCTCGGAGTCGGAGCGATTGCCGGAGGATTTTCTGGAGCGATAGGGCAGGCTGGAGACATGGGGACGGCTGGAGCTTCCGGGTATGAAGGCCTCGCTGGAGGAGACTTCAGTGGAGTCGCCGGAGGCGTTGTCGGTGGTGCGGCTGGCATTGCTGGAGTCATGGGAGCCAAGAACGCCGGGCAGGGGGCCATGAGCGGAGCAATGGCTGGAGCTGCATTGGGGACGATGGTCTTCCCTGGAATCGGAACAGTCGTCGGTCTAGCGGTCGGAGCTATCGCTGGCGCGTTCATGGGGAACCGAAATAAGCGCAGGATCAAGAGAGCCAAGAGACGGGCCGAAGCTTATGCCAGAATGATTCAATTGCAGCAGGCAGGGGAAGCAGCTCAGCTATTCAAGACGGCAACCAGGACACGGATGGGAGGAGCCCTCGCTCTTCCCGAAGCGACAGACGAGGTTTCAAAACTTTTTTCCGGTGATGTCACTGGACAAGAAATGCTCGACATGGGACCCGGAGTCGTGGAGTCGATCCTGGGACAGAAGCAGGCTATTCAGTCTCAGGCCGCGAATAACGCAATCAACATGGGATCCCCTATCATCAACGTGAGTGTCGGTTCTATTGCCAGTTCCTACGATGCTCAGAAACTGGCCGAAGATCTCGGGTTCCATCTGACTGCCAGCATTCAGTCCGCTGGCGCGGGGTAATCTATGCCGACTCCAACGTATGAGCTGCAGTTCGGGACTCTCGATCTGAGTGATGCGATCGACAGCTTCGAGCAGGCCGTCGATACTCGACTCAACGCGATGGTCGTCCCGAAGCGACATGGTGTCCTGATCACGGAAGTCCCGGTCCTCGCTGGCCGTGTCGTCCGGGTGAAGGGCAGGATCCAGGCTCAGAGCTTCCAGGTCATCCGGGACACTCTCGATCTGATGGGCCGAGTCCTCAACAGCGGACGGCAGAAACTGCGGACCCATGATGACCGATACGTCTACGCTTACAAGCAGAGCTTCGGATACGGGTATGTCCCCGGATCTGCATTGTGTGCGGCAGACTTCGGGATCGATTTCCTGTGCGACGACCCCTTTTGGTACGAAGACACGACTCAGACTCAGGTCGTGACGCTGACGGCAGCAGACACTCCTCTTGGCGGAGGTCTGTACGGCAAGGACTTTTCCATTACTAACGGAGGAGAAGTTTACGTCTTCATCAATGTCCAGGTGGATGCCGATCAGGGCGGTCCCGTCACGAAGGTCTACGTCAACAACCAGCACAGCGACAGAAATTTCCTTTACACTGGGACGATTCTGGATGGCAAAAGTCTTGTGGTCGATTCCGGACAGTTCTCGGCCAAGAACGACGGTGTCGAGGATCTGACGAACTGGAGTGGATACTTCCTTCATCTGGAAAAGTGTACTTCGAACTTCCGCATTGAAGGGAGTCCTGCGACCTACACCTTTAGCTGGACTCATCGGTACTACTAAGCATGGGAAGCCGCCTATACTTCAACGCGGTTGAACCCGCGCCCATGACTCCGAACAGCATCGGAGGATGGGACAGGATCAGCGAGGCGGGAGACTACAAGCTGAGTCGAACCATCGGGGACGACGCAGACTTCGTTGAAGGTACTATCATCGGCCCCTGGTCTCCTGGACAGAAGGCTCTGGATCGTCGCTATGTCTCCGATGCTCTGGAAGCCCAGATGGTCGGAGGTTTGTCCAGCATGCAGTTGATGGTGGAAGAAATCGGTTCCACCTTTGACGTCGTGCCCCATATCCAAATGTGGATCGTCAAGCCTGACGGCACTCCTCGCGGGACCCTGATGAACGGGCCGGAAGAGAAATCCGGCTCCTACCAGAGCGACTCCTACGACTACCGCAACCACAAGATGACCTGGAGGAGACGGAAGAATGCCGTCTTCGCCAAGAAGGGCGACCGGATTGTCATCGCGATGGGACACACGGACTCCTCTGGACTCGGGAGCCGGGCGAGGAGTCTGTGGGGGAATCCTCCTCCTCCGGTCACGGATCTTCCGGAGAACGACAGCACTGAAACAGTCCGGATGCGCGGATGGGTCGAGTTCCACAAGGTCATCATCTTCTCTCCTGGAGTTCCGGACCCGAACGTCCACGAGAAGCAGACTGACAAAGACTTCACCTTCGTCACCAGTCGAGTCTTCGCCGCCCCGACCTCTGTCCCGAACGAGGGCATCGACGAACGGTTGCTGCTTGTTCGTCCTGTAGGATCACCAGCTCGCGGGTTCACCTTCCAGACGATGCGAGTGATGGATGGATTCTATCAGCGGATGGAATGGTGGCAGCATCGGAACGGCGGCTGCGGATCATTCCGTCTACATCTCCGAGATCCATTCCCGGAGCAGGATCCCGCTCTCTCCGAAGGCTGGGAGATCCACGTCCAGGTGAAGCTCCCGAATGATAATGCCTACACCCTCTGGTACAGAGGAGTGATCCGTTCCTGCCATGCCTCTCATGGCGGGAACGAGGTCATGACGGAGATTCGCGGGTATGGGTACGTTGAACAGCTCAACTTCATCCAGGTCCAGAAGACCTATCCCGCAGGAATGTCCGTCAGTGATGTTGTCAACGATATACAAAACAAATTCATTCGCCCTCATTCCCGGATCGTCAGACCGAATGAACTCTATCCGACAGACGACAACGGGGTTGATGTCTCGAATTACCAGCTCAAGGGAGATGTCCATTTCGAATGCTCGGCTCTAAAAGCCCTGAAGTTCCTGTCTGAGCTCCAGGGCGATCGCGAGTTCGGAGTCGACGAGAGGCGCTGCATCTATTTCCGTAGCAACGTGAACATCGCAGTCTTGAAAAGCTTCTATCTCACTCGGGACACAATCAACATGATCGGAGGCGGCAAAGCCTTCGATCGTCTGAATCAGATGAAGGTTCAGGGGAAGCAGTTTACCGGGAGAGAGTACCTGAAGGTTCATCCCGACGTCACGGACGTCACGAATTCTGGGCTCTTCGAGAGAGCTTCAGAAGTCCCCTGGGTCACAGATGATCGGGATGCGGACAAGTGGGCGGACAGTATCATCGATCAACATCGGACCAGGGAGAGCTGGGTAAATTTCCAATGGCAGGGGATCAGTGCCCGACTGGATGCGTTCCATCCGTTCGGCAAATGTTACTTCTATGGGGCAGACACGTCGAACGAGAAGCAACTTCTGTCCGTCACCAAGATCCAGTACATCAAAGGCGGGTTCGGAAAGAAAGGCGAGCTGGTTGAGATCGGGACTCCTATCCAGCAATCTACTCTCCATCAGCCCGTCATGAATGCTTTAGTCTACCTTGGGGCGTCGAGGAAGGATCTGGTCGAAGAGCTGGAGCGGAACGTCTACGATCCGCTTGCCGCGATTCAGGGTAAGTTGCGGCAGTTCAGGAATCCGGCCTCCGGCCAGATCCTCCCCTCCGAGGGTCATGTTGTTGGAGAGCCCTTCGCTCTCTTCGACCCGACGAGCCAAAGGTCTGCGAGATATGTCTGGGACGCGACGGAATGGATTCCTCAGTCGCAGTGTAGGATCGTCAGGATCCTACCTGCCTATGGATTGTTCCGTGGAGAGACTGTCTTTCTCGTTACTGACGTGACTACAGGGACAGGGTCCGTTTATACCTGGACTGGTGGGGCCTGGGTCATCCAAGGGAGCGGCAGTGGTGGCGGAACATATGACCTGTTGAGTGATCCTGTTTTCTGGGCTCTAGGAGGATAACATGGCTGGAACACCGAAGTGTTTAGGGCAGTACAAACTCACGAACGCGGCGTCGGATGTATTTACGGTCCCAGGAAGTAAGCGATGGACTGTCGCGATGATCCACGTCCAGAATACCGATACGGCCCAGCGAGCCGTTCGCCTGAACCACGTTCTGAACGGCGACTCGGATGATGTTAAGAATCGCATTATGCCTGATTCTCCTCTTCCGGCAGGTGACTTCGTGGAGTTCTTTGGCGGAGCCGTAATGGCCGCTGGAGACAAAATCCGAGGTTATGCCGATGTCACGAATGTCGTCGGCGTCACCATGTACGGAATCGAAGAGAGCGTCTAATGCCTCGTGGGATCTCACGTCATAGGGCGGCGGAGAGGCAGACGGTCCTCATCCTGGACACCCGCACTCTCTCGGCCTTGGGCGCGGATGCGAACGATTACGACATTGGTGCAGGAGCGGCCTTCAATATCGGCTGCACCGGGGCGGACAGAACGATCACGGGCATCGCGGGAGGGACGGAGGGACGGGTCATCCAGCTTATTAACACGCTTGGGTACAACGTCACGTTGTCGAATGAGGGTACGGGGTCGATCGCAGGAAATAGAATCCTGACAGCATTACCAGCGAATGCTCCGTTTGTTCTATATCCGAACCAATCTGTCTTTTTGACCTACAATAATATCGTTAATCGATGGGTCCTGGCCCACTACGTCCAGACCTATGATCCGCCCACCGACCCAGTCTTGTCCTCTTTGATTCGCGGCGATAAATCCGGAGTTGCTGCGCCTGCTGGGATGATGCAGGCCAGGAACATTTTGAGAACAGATCCGAAGACAGATTCCGCATGGCTGTCCCTTCTTTGCACTCTTAGGAATAGATCTATCCGCTCTGGCGGCATGATGGCCGCTGGAGCTTTTCTTCAGAGGCAGGCAAGTCAGCTTGGATTCTTGAAAGCGAAAGTCGCCACGAAGACGAGCGGCACAACGTCGGCTCAGTCATTCGGGGTCGTGAGTGGATGCCAGGCGTCATTCACGATGCCCGTTGCTGGAGATGTCGTCATCTTCGTTGCGGGATCACTCAAGACCCAGATCTCGACTGCAAAATTCACTCCGAATTCTCAAATCGGCGGACGATTTGATTCAGATTCTGCTCAGATTTTCAACACGCTGTATATGAATAACGGAGCAGGCTCCGACTGGGTCGACGACTTCCCGTTGATGGGATTCTGGTACAAGAATCTTGCGGCGGGGAGTCATACGGCGGATCTCTGCTGGGGTTCCACCGGAGGATACGATCTGTATTCCGATTCAACCAACCCTGCTGTCGTTGGCGTCCTTTATCCGGGGTAAGAATGAGCGTTACGCGATTCAGGTATTTTGAGGATCCCGCTCCCGTGATCGGCAAGGCCGACTTCGAGTGGTTCTATTCCGGCACTCTGCAGATCAACGATGACAACAAGATCCCCGTCAAGACGAAGGCGATCGACGTCTACATCAACAAGCTCGACGTCGTTCTCCAGTCTGCTCCCACGGGTGCGAGCGTGATTGTGAAGTTCTACAAGAACGGAGTGTTGATCGACCAGGTGGCAGTGACCTCAGGGAATCTCACTGGAACGACGGCGATTGCCAGGACTCTTGTCACGGCAGGAGACAAGATGACCGCTACGATCACGCAGATCGGATCGGGCAACTACGGCGTGACCGCCTCAATGTACGCTCGGGTGACGACATGAGCATCCCCTTTCACCTGGACTCGTCTCAGATCCCTTACAACTACATTGAAGCGGGTCCGATCACTGACGTCACCGATCTGATCACGCAATTCAGAACGCAAGTCGTCACGGGACTAAGTTGGACAGAACCGTCGACCGCCCTTTTCAAAACGGTGGTCGACGCATCGGGAAGATTCGGCGACATCCTATTGACTCGCATCAGTGCAACCAATCTGGAGATCCGAGTCAGGAATCAGTCGGGGAGTACGGTCTGCACTCGCCGTTGTCAGATCGACGCTGGGGGTGTCTACGTCCGGTATTATTGCAACGCCTACGGCTGTTTTGTAGAGCCCATCAGGGTTGCAAATACTCCCGAAACATTCCAAATGTTCGTTCTAGACATGACTCCAGACGCTTTCACCGATCACACCCAGTACGTTTCAGGGAATGGATACCGCACAACTGGAGACGCAGACGACGCTCAGGGTAAACAAACTGGCCAACAGTATATGTTCGAGAATGGAGCGGCAGGATTCAAGGCGAGAGCAAGGCGATACGATACAGATCTCGTCAATGGATTCGCATCCCTTCCGATGTTGTCTGTAACCGGAGCGATCCCCACTTTCGATTTGTGGTTCACTTCTAATTTCTCTGGAACATATCGGTGGGCTGGGAGGGTCTGTCATGCTGTCGTCGTGGCTGACACCCTCGCTCACGGATCCGTCGTCAGACCTAATATCGATAGTAGTACGCAGGCTCCGTACAAAGTGGTCGGATTGATTGTCGCTCAGGCAATGAAGGTAGCCTTCAGGATTTAGTATGACACAACCGGATTTTCTAAACACGTCCATCTGCCCGTACAGCTATACGCAGTCTGCAGGAATCACAGACGTCGCGACGGTTATCACCGATATTCGTACCGCTTTGGTCACGGGCCTGAGTTGGACTGAACCCTCCGCCGCTCTTTTCCGGTCCCCGTCTCTCGGTGGCTACTGGTTCGATATGCTACTCACCAAGATTTCCGCGACATCCTTGGAAATGCGGGTTCGTGATTCTCTGGGCCGAACGATTTGCACTCGCCGGGTTACGTCAGACGCGACGACAACCTGGAATTACTTCTGCGGAAAGTTCTACTGCTTTATCGAGTGCCTCCGCGCCACTCCAGAAATTATTCAGGCATACATGCCCGATCCCACTCCGGACACTGCCGGAGATTTCCGAAATGTCGTACTTGCTACGGCATTGCGAAGCAATGCGGATACTTCAGATGGCCTTGGAGACGCTGTCGGAGACGCCTTTCAATGGGTTGACACTTCTGCGTTGTCGGCTGGAACACATTGGATGTCTCCTCCCATCGATACGGGAAACATCTCTTATACTCGCATTACAGGATCCGGAGCATTGCTATGCGAAGACGTACAGGTCGGGATGATGTCTCCCAGTTGGAGTACAACGGTCCCGAGATATGCCGGGCGACTGTGGCAAGCGTTTTACATTGATAGCTCGATCGCTTTTGCCACGGACAAGACGCTTATGGTCGATGACGCGGCGAGCGCAACATTTCGTGTTATCGGTCTTGCGACTCTATCAAATACTAGGGTCGCCTTGAGAAAATCTGGATAATGACAACGTTCAATGGTCTGATGAAAAAGACCGGGACGATCTGTACGGTCTCCCGCTCATCCAATTGCAATTTCGTCGCCGAGATTGGGATCTCACAGTGGAACTCGAAAAATACGATCGCAGTAAAGGAGATGGATGCAGCTCTGACGTCCAACGATGCCACGTCCAAAGGGCAGCACTTGGAGGCGAAGACGGGAACGAATTGTTCCGTCGTCATGGTCGCTAGCCAGGACAAAGCGAGCTACTCCTCTCAGAAGTCGATCATTTTGTCCGCAGAGTGCCGCACTCCAACCCACGGATCTCGTCGGAAGGTGACGGACACGGACGGGAATAATAAGTCTGACCAGAAAATGCGCGGAGGAATTGCAGGATGATCACATTCAGCAAGCATCACAAAGAACACCTGGACGGGACGAAGGGAAGCTGGCGTCCCGCTCTCATCGCCTCGGTATTCGGCGTCGACGGGCATCCCATCGCCTGGAAGGAGATTGTCGTCATTTCCTGCCCGACCTGCGCCTGTCAGTTCGGCGTCGGCGGGGATGATGTCCAGATCAACAGCGATGGAACCAGCAGCGGCCCGGTGACGTGCCACCATTGCGGATGGACCGACTCGATCACGGCAGAGAAGTTCGATCATGCTCTGGGCCGTTCGCACTTCAATCAGCTCAAGGCGACTGCTGAAACGGAAGTCTCTGAAGCACGAATTCGCACGGTCAAGGAGGAGATGCGGAAGGATCTCCTGGCCGATCTGGATGCTCGCGCCATGTCGGAGGCGAAGAAGATCCTCCCCGATGGAGATCCGAATCACCAGGAGCTCTTCAAGAACTTCATGAAGAATCGTACCTGACCGTTCTACGTCCCATGCTGATCAGCGCGAATCTGTCAATCCACAACCGAAGCAAACTCTTCCGCAGGGCTCTTGCCTCTTACATGTACCAGACGCTTCCTCCCGAGGAATGGGAAATCGTCCTGGTCGATGACATCAGCACCGAAGACCTGTCCCAGGCCTACCAGGATCTGATTGGCAGGATCAATCTCCGGCACGTCCAGTACGACCATCGGCTCCATCCGATCTTCCAGGAGATGAATCCGGATTGGAAATCCGGCATGAAGGAGAACTGGTATCACACCCCTGCGGTCTCCCTGAACATCGGAGCTCATCTGTCGAGGTCGCCGAACTTGGTCCTCTGTCACCCCGAGATCCTCCACGGCCCCAGGAACTTCGAGCTGGCATTGGTAATGCTGGATCAGGACCCGAACCAGTTCATCTTCGGACGGACCTATCTTGGAAATGAGCGGACGAACCTCTGGCTGGACATTCATCCCGACTGGTGGACGATCGAGTGGAGCCAGTTCTTGCACTCGATCAACCGCCCTTACCCCCTGACCTTCTTCGGGCAGGGCGAACTCTACTGGTACACGTCCTTCATCCCGAAGAAAGCCTTCCAAGTGACGGGAGGCGTGGACTTCGCATACCAGCGAGGGAGCTGCGGAGAGGACGACGACTTCCGGGAACGAATGAAGCTGGCTGGATACCGTCCCGTCCATGATCCGGCGATTGAGGGGGTCCATCAGGACCATTCGACCGAGGGAGAGGCCCACCGGAACCGAACTTCCGATGCCTGGTACGCCGGGCAAGCCCGGAACCGGGCAATCTACTACGCCAGGAGAGACGGAGTCGTTCCATTCCCGGAGGTCGTCAATACCGAGTACGACTGGACCGGGATGGAATGCGTAACCCGCATCGTCGACTGGACCGTCGGCTCCAAAGAGCCGAAGATTTCCAATCTCCGGAAGGGGAGAGAATGAGGCTCGTCTTCGCCAAGACCCGGTACAGCTACGACTCCTACAGTGATTTCTGGAAGCTCGTGGAGCTCTCCGGCCTGGAGACCTGTTGGATAGATCATATCGACTACGAACAGGAAGCCCTCTACGTCCTGACTCCGATCAACGGAGAGACCAGGCCTGTCATCGACAGGGAAAGGAAATCTGGCAAGAAGAAACGAGCTCTCCTCGCCTGGTGGAACCTGGAGCGGCCCGACTCCGGTCCTGGTGGGTTGAACGATCTACTGGGCTCGATGGTCTGCAACAACACCAACGGGATGCTGGAGTGGGTGGACAAGATCTGGACCTCTGATGCCTACCAGCACAGTCTGGACCCTCGCGCCGTACACGTCGTCATGGGATCGGACCTGCGGCTCGCGATGGGAGTCCGAGATCCGATCTCCTACGATTTCTGTCATATGAGCTGCGACGTTGGCAGAAGGAACGCGATCATCGGAAGTCTTCGAGACCTCAGGATCGGGCCAAATGCCTGGGGAGCTGAGCGGAGCAAGATCGTCAACGGGTCTAGGATGATGCTGAACATCCACCAGACGGACGCAAACATCGGCGAACCTCTTCGGTTCGCGGTTGCCGCTGCTCACGGGATCCCGTTGATCTCCGAAACTCTCGTTGATCCCTATCCTTTGGAAAATGGAAAGAGCTGTCTGATTAAGAGGTACGAAGAACTTCAGCAGACGGTCCGCGAGTCCCTCCATTGCGACATGGAGATCCTCGGGGCTCAACTGAAGGAAGTCCTCACGGTCAGATTCCCATTCCGGGACTGCGCTCTGAAGGGACTGCAGGACAGTCTAGTATGAAAGTAATTGCTTACACGGCTCTACACTACGGGGCCGAATATCTCGCCTGGGCGATGCGTTCAGTCCAGTCGAACGTCGACGAATTCCATATCCTCTACACGACAGACCCGTCTCATGGTCACACGAGCGATCTTCGATGCCCAGAGACGGAAGAGGATTTGATCCGCGAAGCTCATCGATTCATCACGAAGCCCATCTTCTGGCATCGCGGTAAATGGAGCAACGAATCGGATCATCGATCGACAATCCTCCCGATCGCCAAGGAACGTGGGGCCGACTTGATCCTGTGGTTAGACTACGATGAAGTCTGGGATCCGGAAACGCTGAAGGCTTCTCTCGCCGAAGCTGCGACCCGTCCGGAACACGAGATCCGCGTGAAGTTCCTCCACTTCTGGAAGAGCTTCGGGCACGTCTGCTCCGACCCCTGTATGCCCGTAAGGATAATCAATCCGAACGGCGTCGGGACGTTCTACATCCACAACAAGATCCCCGTCCTTCACTTCGGCTATGCTCTGAAGGCCGCGACTGTCTTCTACAAGCAGTCGATTCACGGACACAAAGGAGAATGGAAGCCGAACTGGTTCCGAGACACCTATCTCGGATGGAAACCTGGGCAGGAGGATACTCATCCGACCTGCGGCAGGAACGAGAGAGGAGAAGCGTTCTGGATTCCAAGACCGACTCCTCCGGAGATCCAGAACGTGCTGGCGGACCAGATGTCCGATCATCCTTACTTCAGTCTGGATCAGATCGACTGATGAAGGGCGTCTACGATCCTGGGGCCTGGCAAAGAGAACCGATCGGATTCATCGGAGCCGGAATCGAAGACGAAGCGGTTCCGGATGCTGCGGCCATACGCCTTTGCAACGAGGTCAGACTTCTTCCAGACGGGAAGATCTTGGATGTCGGATGCTGCGATGGAAGATACGCTCGCTGGCTGAATCAGCGTCTCCCTGGCGGACTCATCCCGGAAAAGTACATCGGGGTCGACATCACTCCCGCATTCGTCGAACGAGCTCGCAGCCGCAGTCCTGAATACCTCTTCCAGGTCGGAGATGTCCGAGCCCTAGAATTTCCGGACAGATCTTTCATGAACGTGATCTGCCCGAATGTCCTCATGCACGTTCCGGACCTGAAGGGCTGTCTCGCTGAACTCTGTCGAGTCGCGATTCACTCCGTTGTAGTCTCCGTTTATGGAGCAGATGAAGAACTCGGAGATTTCCAAACTCATGACCAAAACTTCCTTAATTACTGGTACACCTGGGGAACCTTTGTCTCCTGCATTCCGACAGGGTTCAAGGATATCCGGGCCTGGGGAAATAGCCCGACGTGGGACACGGGGATGAAAATCTTTCAGTTTACTCTACAGAGGGACGGATGAAGACCCTATATTTCTACGTCGGTCATCGGGACCTGGTAGGAGGAGGCCAGCTCGCCCTCTATCATCTGGCCTGGGCTCTCCAGGACAGCTTCGACGTCTACTTGTCTTCGGATTTCCATCCCGGAATGGACGGTTTCGAGTTCATGGCCCCTCCCAGGAAGCCCTGGAAGATCGGGATGCCCGAGAACGTCGATGTCTTTCTCGCGAGCTCATACACGGAATGCCCGATGCCCTGCGGGAAGGTCAACTTGTTCTACACGTTTTATCCCAGGATGCCTGCTCCGCCGAAATCCTACGACTTCATTTTCACTCTCTCCGACTTCTCCAGAGACGCGGTCTTTCAGAACTGGGGACGTGAGAGCTACAAGATCTGCGGCGGAGTCTTTACGGACAACTACAAGCCGATCCTCCCAAAGGAAAAGATCGTCCTGAACTCCAGTCGCTTTTTCATCGAGGGCGATGCGAACACTTTCTGGGGCCACTCCAAGAATCAGCACGTCCTGATCAGCGCGTTCAAGGCTGGCCTGGAGAGATCGACCTTCCCGGACTGGAAACTGATCCTGGCCGGATCGGTTCTGACTCAGCAGGACGGAGAATACCTAAATGCCTGCCGTAGACTGGCCGGAGATGATCCCCGGATCGAATTCAAGCCGATGCTCGGGAAAGACGCTCTCGCTGATCTGTACGGTAGAGCAGACATCTTCGTCAGCGCGATGGGCTATGGCAGGCACGATCAGGCGGAGACGGAGCACTACGGCCTTGCGGTCGAGAAGGCCGTCCTGTCGGGCTGCTACAGCGTCGTCCACGATTCAGGCGGAGCTCCGGAGATCGCGACCGAAACCTGGAGGACTCCCGAGGACTTGGCTGAGAAAATCTTACACGTCGCTCAGATCTTCAGCGGAGGGGCAATCCCGGTCGATCCGAAACGGGCAAGATCATTGGAAATGTGGAGGAAAGAGGTCGCCGAGACCTTCAGAGCATGGGCCTGAAAGAAGATCTGGCAGCGATGTTCCCAAAGGACTACTGGGGACCCTTCCGAGCAGATTTTCAACATGACTTCTTCGAATACCATATGCCCCGGACTGTCGAGTACGACAGACTTCTCAAGGAGAAGATCCAGGGGAAGACAGTCCTGGAGGTCGGCGGTTATCCTGGCCTCCTGACGGCCTACTGGATTTCCATTGGCTGCACCGTCGAGACCATCGAGAGCCCGAACTGGTTCCCGGACTGGTACAAGGCCTGGGCAGAGGAGAAGAAATACCCTCACCACGTCCACGACATCATTACCGGGGCTCCCGCACTGGAAAAGCGGTTCGACTGGATCACCATCAGCGACGTGTTCATCCATATGGACGGACTTCCGGTCGAGTTCATCCGTTGGGCGGTCGAACACGGCGACAAGATCCTCCTGGCTCACTACCCTGGGAAGAACTTCCTGAATCCGGCGAAGAATGGGACCCTGCGGAACACCTGGGACATGCCGACGACGTCCATGATTTCCAATCTCATCGAGAGTTTCGGAGGCGAGGTCGAGGAAGAGCTGTCCACGAACGACAGGGTCCTGCTGATCTATTCTGGGAAGAAGTAAGACCTGGCCGTTATACCGCAAAGTGTGATGAGGAGAGTCTCATGCCTACCCTCGACCTGGGCTGCGGAGGAAACAAGCGCGGCGACATCGGGATCGACATCGCTCCCTGGCCTGGAGTCGACCACACTGTACAGCTCGGCTTCGAGCCTCTGCCCTTAGAGACGGGCTCGATCGACAGGGCGACCTGCGTCCATGCGATCGAACATATCCCTTTCTGCATCTGGAGCGTCCCAGATGTCGGGAAGGTGAGACGGCTCTACCCGATGGTCCAATTCCTCAACGAGGTCTACCGGGTCCTGAAGCCTGGGGCAGAATTCGAGATCATTACTCTCTCCGTCAAACAGGCTCAAGGTCACGTCGACTTCCGTATGTGGCAGGATCCCACCCATGTCTCCGTGTGGATGCCCGAGACGATCCACCACTTCGTCGGAGCTCGGGACTCTGCGGTTGGAAATGTCAACGACGAGCTGGCGGGACTCCGGGTCCCGTTCGAGCTCCTTCGCAGTGATCTCAACTCGGACAACCTTCTTTGCGTCGTGCTGAGGAAGCCGTCGAATGGGTAGGAGGAAGAACGGCTTCGAAGACAGCAGCGCGATTTCCAATAATATCTCGACGATCTCCCAGCAGGTCAGCGCCCTGTCGAATCGGATCAGCGTCTCTCCTGCTAATGCAGTGTCGCTTGGTAAGCCTGGAGATCTTGGGAAGCCTGGCAGGATCCAGATCCAAGTCACCGAGATTCTCACGAGACAGAATCAGGAGTCGTACCCGACGATCACTGCGACTTTCCAAGGAGATCTGCAGAGTATCCTCGATCTCCAGAGAGAGCTTTCGAAGTGCAATGGTATCCTGACCCATATTGGACATTCGGAAATCCTCGTCTGCCCGGCCTGCACGATGGACAAGATGGGGAATCAAGAAGGGAATGAGTGCTAGATGATCCGTACTGTTCTCCTGGCGACCATCAACCATGATCACCCTCAAGCGGGGATCGAACATGCCTTCAAGGGGATCTTCGGATCCTCGAACGTCGAAGTCTTCGATTACTGCGAGCTCCAGAGGCAGGGGATTCCTAATCCCGCGATCAATCGGATGTTCCTGGACCTCGCTTTACTCCGGAAGCCGGATCTCGTCTTCATGCAACTCCAGGAGACGAACATCATCTCCGCTCAGACCCTATTAGAAATGAAGTCCAGGATGCCCTACGTCACGACCGTCCACTGGACGGGGGACATGAGGCGGACGATCACCGAGTACCTGTCCTCGATCTGCAAGGCGACCGATCTTACCCTGGCGAGCTCGGTCGGACAGCTCGGAGCCTTCCGAGAGGCGGGAGCCCGTCGGGCGGAGTACATGCAGATCGGCGTAGATTTCCAGGAAGACCTGATGGGGGATCCGCTCTGGGAACCTCCTTTCCGGGTGCCTGACGTCGTCCTGTGCGGCAACCACTACGGCACGACCTTTCCAGGAACCCCTGAACGCGAGGCCGTCGTCAGAGAGCTGATGCACGAGGGCATCGATGTCGGAGTCGTCGGATCTGGCTGGCCTCCCAACTGGCCCGTCGCCGGGAACTGCGGAGTCAAGCAGCAGCATCATATCTGGCGTCGAGCGAAGGTCGCTCTCAACGTCAACCATTTCAATCAGATCGAACGGTATTACTCCGATCGCCAGCTCATCTCGATGGCATCGGGGATCCCGCTCGTCTGTTGGAAGGTCCCCGCCCTCGAACTGGAGTTCAAGCAGTTCGAACACTGCATCATGGCCGACAATCCGGACGAGTTCGTCTCTCACGTCAAGAGTCTGCTGGCCGATCCCGTGAAGGCGGCGGCTCTTGGAAAAGCTGGACGGGCGGAGATCTTCCGGAATCACACTTGGTTCAGCCGCATTCTCAATCTGATCCCGACAGTGGAAGTGATCCAGGGATGAACGTCTACTGCTACTTCGTCCCGGTCAAGGGAATCAATGAGGCGAATGAGAAAGCTCTCATCGACCTGTGGAGAGAGAACTGGCTCAGCCAGGGATTCAATCCTATCGTCCTCAATGAGGACACGGCCAAGCTGAGCCCGATCCACAAAGAGTACGGCGCGATCGTCGACAGATTTCCAACCGTGAACGCGAAGGGGTACGACTACGCCGTCTGGATGCGGCTCCTTGCGCTCTCTCAGGTCAAGGACGACCTCGCTCTGTTCACCGACTACGATCTTTTCAACTACGGCTGGCAGATGAACGGAGCCCAGAGAGGGAAGATCAATCTCTACTCCTGGAACGTGACCTGCTGCATCGTCGTCGACCCGAGAATCATGGAATCGGTCTGCAGAGAAATCATGCAGATTACTCCGGATCCTCGTCATCGGCACAATGGCACTCCGAACTTTGAAGACATGCACTGGCTCGGAGACGTGATGCACCAAAGGACGGACATCTTCAATGTCCTGCCTTCGGAAGTCGTTGAATACGGTGATCCAGGATGGGAGACCTCTAAGCTGGTCCACTACTGCAACAAGATGATGATGCCGAAGAAGCTCATCCCTAGGCATCCGCATATCAAAAATCTGAGATCCTGGTGAACGTCTACACCTACTACATCCCGGTTCCGCAACTTCCTTCCGAGGACGAAGCTGCTCTGATCGCGATCTGGAAACATAGCTGGATGAAGGCTGGATTCGATCCGATCGTCTTGAGTGAAAAAGACTGCAAGGAAAGTCCGTACTACGAGCAGTACAAGAAGCACGTAAAAAATTTGCCGTCGATCAATCCAATCGGATACGACGAAGCCTGCTGGATGCGATGGCTCGCTGCGAGCTGCCAGAAAGATCCGATCGTTCTGATGTCCGACTATGACGTCATCAACTACGGATGGAAATACGAACCGAGGTTGACGGACGTCAGCAAGGTGAATCTGTACTACCACAATGTCCCATGCCTGGCCGCTGCAACCCCTGAGGTCTTTGGCCGTATGTGCGACTCGATTCTCGCCGCTGAAGCGACTATCGACGATCAGTATCAGGGTCGTCCGAACTTCGAGGATCAGCACTGGATTTTCAGAGAGATGAGGCGCGGGAGCAAACTGTTCAAGACCAATTTGTCTATCCTGGAGTACGGATCTCTGGGATGGCAGAACTCTCCGCTCGTCCACTACTGCAACAACTCGATGGAGAATCTCCGGCCTCGTCATGCTCATATCTGGAATCTGAGGAGCTGGTAATGGCGAAGATCGTCGTCCTGGCCTCCCTATACGAGCCCCTGGAATTCCTGGAAGCGAAGATCAAGAATCTGAACCAGGCGAAGATGGACGGAGTCGAGGTCTTCTTCTCTGACTGCTCCTCCGAGGAGACCTGGGCGAAGGTCAGGGATCTCATTTCCAATAACTGCAAGTTCACTTATCGTCTGGATCATTATCCGATCCGGAGAACGCTTTACTGGACATGGAACTGGATCATCGATCAGTCCAACGGGGCGACGTACTTCTGCAACAGCAACGTCGACGACATCACGGCTCCCGATTATTTCCAAAAGATGTCCAAGACTCTCGACGAAGATCCCGGAGTCCAGATCATCGCGAGTCCCTGGCATACGACCCACGGGAAAGGTCAGATCTGGCCTCCGAAGTTCCATAACACGACAATCCCGGATCTCCGGAACACCTGCGGACATTTTCCAATGTGGAGAGCCTCGCTCCACACCGTCCTGGGGAAATTCAACGCGAAGATGGAAGCAATGGGCGATGCCGAGTTCTGGTATCGCATCCGCAAGAAGTTCGGGATCGGCTCTCTGCGAGTCCACTCCGAAGTCCTGGGCTGCTACCTGTCGCATGACAAGAACCTTTACGCGATTGCCGACAAAGGCCCCGACATCGACATGCTCCCAGAAGAGATGCGTCCGTGGCCCAGAGGCAAAAGAACGGCGACCTGTCATCGGTGCTCTGGAGGGCAAATGAAACGAGCCAAGAAGGACAACCTGAACAGCGCGGAGTACTGGGACAAGACCTACTCGAAAGAGACGGATGGAAATCATCGTCGAGTCGATGCTGATCGGCTGGCCCAACTCGAACGATGGATCCGCATCCGAAACTATGAACTCGGACACTTCCCGTTCACCCTGGACGTTGGCTGCGGCCTGGGAGAGGTCGAAGACCACTTCCGGAAGGTCATGAATCCGGCCAGGTTCGTCGGGGTCGACATCGGGCCGGAGACCGTGGAATGGTGCCGGGTGAACCGGGGCAGAGCCGGAGTCGAGTTCAAGGTCGCTCCCGCCGAGACATTACCATTCGAAGACGGGGCCTTTGACGTGGTCTGGTGCGGGGAGACGATCGAACACCTGGAAGACCCGGAGAAGGCGATCAAGGAGATGGCTCGCGTCCTGGGCGAGGGCGGTCTCCTGGTCCTGACGACCCCGTACCGGGGCCGGAACCGGGATCCAGAGCATCTGTGGGAGTTCGAGCCCGACGACATCGCCAGGTGGGGAAATAGCATCGGCGAGCTCGCGTTCCTGGACTGCAGGCTCCTCGACGGCTGGATTTCCATGTTCGCGGTGCTCCGGAAGGCATCGGCAGGATCCCTGGGCTAATTTCTGAGGACTGGGGACCCTGGGATGCCTCCAGAAGGTCCTAAAACGCCGCAGGACGTGCTTTCCCAGGAGACCTGAGTCCTTTGTCGTGGACGTCGCTTTTGACGCGGATTTCGGAGTCTTGGAGGTCAGATGATCGAAGACGTGAAAACCCATCCCTGCTCCGTCTGTGGCCGGGAGTACATGGGCGAGGATCCGAAGCTCTGCGGTGCCGAGTGCAAGCAGACAGAGGAGCTCTATATTGGAAATCTTGGACGGTCCTTCGCCACTCCGTCGGGCGGCGACCCCAGGATCTTCTTTTATGACGCCAGCTTCGGCTTCCTGGTCGATCGCTGGACTGTCCTTCTGCTGCAGCGGATGAAGTGCCAGGACATCGAGATGCAGAAGGAGATCGATTTCCATATGCACCGGATCCGCCGCTGCCTGGAGACGAAGGTAGCGACCCGGCAACTCTCCCAGATCGAACGGGAGATCATCACTCGGGTCGGACGCCGGATCTTGTCCATGAACTCGAAGGCGTGGCATCTGCGCTCTCTGGCGAAGAACTCCAGGCTCGACGCCCCCACCAGGGCTCAGATGGCCCTCGAATTCATCGAGCTCATGGACAAGCGAGCCCTGGAGATCCGACAACTCGACCTCCTGGTCACGGGCCGCACCCACTCCTGGAAGTACTACTAAGCGACGGGCCTGGTCCTGGGGGAGATTGGAAATCATGCCGAGCTACCGCAGAGACAATATCTGGACGCAGGTTTCAGACCTCACCCCGTCTGACGAACTGGTCCTCGACCGCCTGACGTCTGCGGTGGTCAAGGATCGCTGGTTTTCCCCGAAGCTCCGGGCGATGATGAGAGCTGGTCATCTCGACGAACGGGATCACCTGTACGATCGCCTGCGGTCCAGATTTCCAACCGGACTCTTTCCCCTGGTCTACGAGCGGCTGAAGGGAACTGTCCTACAGGACATACAGGGCAAGCTCCCGGTCCATCGGCAACTCAGGGAAGACATCTTCGACGACATCACGCTCGCCCCCTGGCAGATGAAGGCGGCTCAGTCCGTCCTACAGGATGAACGAGGCCTCTGGTGGATGGCAACCAATGCCGGGAAGACCGAGGCCGGGGCGGCTCTCTGCTGGATGTTCCCGAAGGCGTCCGTCATCTGGCTGGTCGACAAGAAGGATTTGTTCCTCCAGACGATCAAGCGATTGGAAATGCGGCTCAAGGAGCCGATCGGCTTCCTGCGCGGACAGCAGGTTCAGGAGGGTCGGGTGGTCGTTGCGATGGTGAAGACGATCCCCTGGAAAAAGGCCGCGTACAAGCGGGTCCTGTCGAAGTTCCAGATCCTGATCGGGGACGAGGTCCATCACGCGGCGGCGAAATCCTGGTATCGGGTCGCCCTGGCCTGCACGGGAGCCAGGATTCGCGTGGGGATGTCGGGAACGCCGTTTTCCAAAGAAGAACCTGACCGGAACCTCAAGATGATGTCCGCGTTCGGCTCGAAGATCCTTTGCGAGGTCCGGAACCGGGAGCTGATCAAGATCGGCTGGTCCGCCGAGCCGATCATCCACGTCCAGAAATTCCTGGGCAAGGAGAATGGAAAAGACTGGCAGGAGGCCTACGACACTCATCTGCACGACCCGGCATACAACTCGCTGATCGTGAAGGCCGTCGCGTCCTACGCGAACAACGGACACGTCTGCCTGGTCCTCACCGATCGCGTCCAACACGGGCTCTACCTCCGGGATTGTCTTTCCGGAGAAGGGCTGGAGGCGAAGTTCATCTCCGGCAGGGATGCCGGGGAATGGAGAGCGGCGAAACTGGACCAGGCGAGAAATCGAGGGCTTCATGTCCTCGTGGCCACGAATATTCTGGACGAAGGAGTCGATGTCCCATCGTTCTCCTGTCTAGCTCTCGCTGGAGTCGCGAAGAATTATCGGCAAACGCTACAGAGGATCGGGAGAGTCCTCAGGAAAAAAGAGGGTGAGAACGTCGCGCATATTCTCGACTGGGAGCCGAGAACAAATTACTACCTGCTCGATCACGCGATGGATCGGCAGGGCTACTACGCAGACGAAGGCTTCAAGATTGTGAGGGAGAAATGAGCGGAGAATTTTCAGCGAAGCATCAGAAGAAAATCGTCGAGGACATCTTCAAGACTCATCCGTATACCCGAATGCCGAAATTCATCTCCAGGATGACTGAGATTTCTTCGTTCTCGAAATTCGTTTTCGCCTATCTGCTGGGCTGCATCAGGCCCGGAGGCGGTGGGAAGTGCTATCCGAAAATCAGGACGATCTCCATCGAGATAGGTGTGTCCTGCAGGACAGTCAAGAGATCTATCGCTGAACTCCGAGACGTAGGACTGATCAAATCTGAAAGATTCGGCGTCTTCGGACGGAACTTGTATGTTCTGCAGAACATACCGGAATGGATCATTTCGAAGTACTCCGGAGCCAAGATTCATGACATCAGTGAGGCCAATCTGGCCCATCTACTGGGGCCTAATAGGCCCCGGAGTAAAGAGAAGAAGAAGAATATATCTACTCTTAACAGAGTAGATAGGGAAAAGCCCTCCGAGACGTTCGTTCAGAAACGTCTCAAGGAAGTGAAAATCAAAAACACTCCTCTCGACTTCGGAGGGAAGAAGGTCCGGGGAGCAGATGGAACCTATCATACCGAGTATGTCCCGGAGAACAGATGAGCGAAGAACCCGATCAGACTTTTTCCAAGATCTTCGCCAGGGACCTGACTCAGGTCTACCTGCTGAGGAACCTGGCCCAGGACAAGAAGTTCCTGCAGAGCATCTCCGGGATCTTGAAGCCGGAGTACTTCGACCAGGAATTCCATACGATCGCTGCAGAGGTCATCCTCGACCAGTACAAAGCCAAGAAGGGACTGCTGACGAGAGCCAGCTTCATCGAGGGTGTCATCACCAGGCTTCAGAAAGCTCTCCGGCTGAAAGACCCTTCCTCCCACAAGAACGCGATCATCAAACCGTCCGAAGATCTGGCCGCTCAGATCTTCAAGCCGATTACGGGCTCAGACGAGACGATCCAGGAGAAGGCGATCGAGTTCTGCCAGAAGCAGAATCTCCGGCTGACTCTGCAGGAGGCCGAGTCTCTCGTACAGGACGGAGCAGACACTGCGAAGGTCCAGGAGATCATGCAGAAGTGCTTCCAGGCGATGGCTGGAGAGGACGACGACTACATCGATTTCTTCCCGGACTCCGAAAGTATGTCCTCCAGGATGCACAGGGATGTCTCTCGTCGGATCGGAACCGGGTTTTCCATTCTGGACAGATGGATGGGCGGCGGGATGTTGCCGGGGACTGAGACAGTTTTCATGGCTCCTCCGAAGGGCGGCAAGTCCAGCATTCTGATCAACGTGACTCACAGTGCTCTGCTGCGTCGGAAAAAAGTCGTCTACGTCACGAGCGAGATTTCGAAGGAAGGCATCGAGCTCCGGCTGACGGCGAGGATTTCCAATCAGAAGGTCCGGGACATCCAGAATGACATGAAGTGCTACAAGGCCGCGATCAGAGCTCGCGTCCAGTTCTGGGCGACTCACAAGCCCGATCTCGTGATCAAGGGATACCCGACGAAGACGGCCTCTCCGGATCGCATCCGGGGATTCATCTACTCGCTGGAGACGCTGCGGGAGTTCAAGCCCGACCTGATCGTGATCGATTACGCCGACATCCTGCGGTCTAGTCGAGTCCAGGGTGGCGAGGGGCAGGAACGATTCGTCCAGGCGGACATCTACGAACAGCTTCGGGCGATGGCCCAGGAATTCCATTGTCCGCTGGTGACAGCTTCGCAGTGCAATCGGGCGGCAACGTCGAAGCGTATTATTCAGATGGAGGACATCGCGGAGGCCTACAGTAAGTGCGCGATCGCCGACCATATCATCGCGATCTGCATGACGAAAAAAGAAAAGAACGATCACCAGTTCCGGCTGTTCTACGCAGGGTCGAGAGAAGGCGAGACTGGTCATGCTGTACGATGCTCTCAGGACTGGGCAAGGTGTTACGTCGAGGAATTGAAGCAAGTTCCTGACGACGAGGTTTACTCGGACATGGAAAAAGATCAGGAGTAGAGCCATGAGCGAAGTCGATCTGTTCACCCACGACGGACTGTTCGTGTCGACGGTCCCCATCCTCCCGTTCATCGTCCTTCCGGAGATCTTGATCTGGGGATCCCGGTTTTTCATCCTCCGGGCTGACGGGAAGTACCGGGAGGCTTCGCTGGCTCATATGGTCATCGACCCCAACTACAGCCGTCCTTCGTGAAGAAGACACCAGGCCCGAGGATTTCAAATCGGGAGGCGGGTCTCATCAAACGGCTGAAGGCTTACCGCGAGGCGTTGACCCGGATTTCCAATATGGGCAGGGTCTGTCCTGAGTTCGAGATCTGCTCTCATCCGGCCTGTTCGGATAGCTGTGGCGCGGTCCTGGTGGCCCTGGAGGCCCTGAAGGCTCCTCACGATGGCATTTGACTGGGTCGAAGACCGACTATCCGAGAAAGGCGAGAATGCCCGGCACTCCGGGCGCGAGATCCAGGTCAACTGCCCAGCCTGCCAAGACTCCGGGATGCACCTGTATTTCAACCTGGACAAGGGAGCCTGGATCTGCTTCCGGTGCAACGAGAAGGGCTCCCTCAGCTCGTTCCTGAAGCTCTTTGGGCTGAGCCCGACGATCGCCCCTCCCAGGAAGTTCAAGCAGGAGAAGCCAGCTCCCCCGCCGAATCCTTGGCCAGAGTCTATCAAGATCAGTACGTCCTGTAGGGCATACGAGTACCTCACCAAAGGCCGCAGCCTGGGCGGAAAGCGGTCCTGCCTGACAGACATGGACATCTTCCGCTGGGACCTCAAGGTGGGCAAGGAATGGCCCTGGGACAACTACATCTTCTGGCCTGTGATCGACCAGGAGTCGAAGCTACGGTCGGTCCACCTGAGGCGGTTCCAGCTCGAAGGACCCCGAGCCCTGATGCAGCCCTCAGGAGTCGATAAGACGCTCCTGGGCGCGGACCAGGTGTCTTTCCATCCCTGTGACGCCGTGGCGATCGTGGAGGGGCCTTACGACGCGGCCCACGTCACCAGAGAGCTCATGCCCCACGGGATCCTGGGGATGGCCCTGATGGGACACTCGATCACTCCGCTGCAGCTCCTGCAACTCAAGAATATCGGCCTGCCCGTACTGGTCATGCTCGACGCAGACGCCTGGGAAGCGGCCCAGGAGCTCGCCAGATCGATTAATCGGTGGGTCCCCGCCTATCCGGTCAATATTCCCACCGGAGACCCTGACGAGCATTCTGGGGCCTCCTTGCTGCAGATGGTCGCAAAGGCCATAACGCCGAAGAAACGCTAACGTTTCATATTAAAAATATTAGTGTTTCATTTGTCTTTCCTGCAACATATACCTCCCTCATGCGTCTTACTATCGGAGGGGGGAAGGGCGTTGTGGGCCGGGGCCACTGGGCTCCGGCTGGCCCTCCCCCTCCTGAAAACTGGGATCGGGGCCTCCGGACCTGCGGACCGGGGACCTCGCGCTGAGAAAAGGCCAGAAGCCTGACCTGCCGGGCGGAGATCTCTGTTCCGGAAGCGAGAGCGTGAGCGAGCGTGATGAAGGGCTACTGGCCCTGTGGATGCGCGGTAGCGGTCCTCCTTGCGGAGGGTGCCGTGACCCGGAAATCCGACGGACGGAGATGACCTTGGGTGCCTGTTTGGGCCGATCGCTCTCAGCCGAGCCGGGGAAATGGTTCCGGAGACGCAACGAGAAAATGGCCTCCCCCGGAGTCACGCGAAGACAGAATTTCCACTCGCTCTTCCTGAAGGCGGGAAGAGCAGGATGGTGGTTCTGGGGAATCTGCTGAGGAGGGTGCGCCATGGAAAAGCTCTGGGTCCTGGTCGTGAAAAGCCCGGCACTGATCGAAGACGTCTACGCCAGCCGGGCGAAGAAGGACGTCGAGAAGTTCGCGAAGAAGCTCCTGTTGAGCTCCGCGTTCGACAAGAAAATCCTGAAGAAAGCGGTGGCCGCATGACCCTGGACGACTTCCTTTCCGCTGGCGGAATCTGTGAGTCGCTCGGAACGACGGGCGACTGGTCGAGCTTCAAGTTCGAGCTTGTGGCTCCCAAGGGCAAGACCTTCCTGAACGGGAAAACCTTCATGCTCGCCGTGAGCATGAGCGGAGTGAAGGAGCGGCTCGCGGCTGCGAAGCTCGTTCCCGCGTTCGGCTACTTCAAGAAAGCGGTGGCAGCGTGACGAAACCTGAACGGCACAAGGCGTACATTCCGGTCTCTCCCGTCGATCCCAAGAACGACGTGACTCATCTCTGCCTCAGCACTTACTACGCAAAGGGCGGCATGAGCTACTTCAGTGGACAGTCGAGTCCGTCGGCGATCTGGGTCAGCGTGATCCCGGTCTGTCGGAAGGGAGACGGGGTCGAATCTTTCCTGCTCGGCAAGGGAAAGAAAATCATGTTGGAAAGCGCGACTCGACTGAACCGGAATCGGGTCGCCGCCCAGTCCGACTTTGTCGCGTCGGCGGTCTCTTCCCGGTCCGGTGAGCTCTATGAGAAGTTCCTCCGGGTCGCTGCGGAAGAAGGACTTGTCATCAAGTCGACGGAGCCGATCGTCGAGATGATCAAGGACATCGAGGCTGAGAAGTCTGTCCTGCAGGAGGCATCGTGAACCCAAAGGAAATCCTGGACCAGATCGAGAGGATCGGTGGTCCTGGCTATCAGGAAATGCTGGATCGAGCGGTCGTCGCTTACAATCACACCTGGCAAGTGATCTGTCAAAGCGAGATCATGAAGAAGACGAAGCTCGGCGGGTCCGATCTGATGTCTCCCTTCGAAGTCATGGCCGCTTGCGAGAAGTTCGTTCATCTCTACGGCCTGGACGCTCCGGCCCATCAGTGGTATCGATCTTTCCCGGTGACGATCCGGGTCACTCTGATCAAAGTGATTTTTCCATTCCAGAACTACGGGCTCTGACCGGGTGGTCCGGTCGGAAGTGTGATGATTCTATGGGAGGGTGAAATGCTTCGAAATATGGCACTGGTTCTCTTGACGCCGAAGGCTCTCCCCCCGCTTGCATGGGGACCTCCTGGCGTCGGCAAGTCGTCTCGCGTCTACAAGCTCGCCCAGGCCTTCAACGCTGCGCTCGAAGTCGTGATCGCTTCCTTGCGGGAACCGACGGACTTCTTCGGTCTGAACATTCCGGTCGACGGCAACGGCCTCAAGGTCGAACCTCCCGGCTGGGCCGTCCGGATGAAGAAGGCCCTGGACTCCGGCAAGAAGGCTCTCGTCTTCCACGATGAGATTTCCTGCGCGGCTCCCGCTGTTCAGGCCGCTCTTCTTCGCGTGATCCTGGAAGGCGCGGTCGGTGAGCTCTCCCTTGCTGGTGCGATGCAGGTCGCCGTCGCCAATCCTCCGGATCAGGCTGCTGGAGGCTGGGACCTCGCTCTCCCCCTTGCCAATCGCTTCACTCATCTCCGCTGGCCTGCTCCGTCCGGGAAGGAATGGACGTCCTGGTTGCTCGGCGAGACGACTGAGGACGACGACATCGCTGCTCTGATCGCTCGCTTCGACTTGAAGGAGTGGGAGCGTTGCTTCGAGCGGTCGAAGTCACTGTTCTCCGGATTCATCAAGCGTTTCCCCGAGGCTCTGAACGAGGATCCCGCCAAGATCGCTGGTCGCTTCCCTGCGGCATACTCGACTCCGCGCTCGATGGAAAACGCGGTCCGTCTGTACGCGACCTGCCTCCACCTGGATCCGAGTCGTGCTTCGGTTCTCCTGGAGGGCTCGATCGGTGAGCCCAATGCGATCAAGTTCCTGTCCTGGGTCCGGGATGCGGATCTTCCTGATCCTGAAGATCTGCTGGCCGATCCCTCGAAGTGGAAGCCTGACTTGAACCGGGACGATAAGACGTTCGCGGTTCTCGGCTCGGTCTCCGCTGCTGCGGTCGACAAGAAGTTCAAGGATAAGCAGTACTTGGCCCGGTGGGTCGCTGCGTGGAAGGTCGTCGACCGGACGATCTCTGCGTCTGGCGGCAAGGATCTGGTCGTGATCTCCTGCCGGAAGTTGGCGGCAAAGGAGAATCGCCCGAAGGACGGGCTCCGCGATCAGGGGGTACGCGACACGGTCCTGAAGTTGCAGGACGTGATCGGCGCGTCGGGTCTGATGAACGAGTAACCCATTTCCCCCTCTCTCAGCAACCCGCTCTCATGGGAGAGCGGGATCTGAGGTCCTCTGTGGTGTGCAGAGGACGGGGGTTCTGCTGGTAGGAGGGTCGATATGTACGCCATGTTTAGCTACGACATTCCGGAGCGGTCGAAGCAAGGCAATCCCAGTCATCTGTTGCGGAAGATGGGATACCGGATCAATCTCAGCGTCTGGATCATCCATGAACGCAACATTCCTCGCGCTGCGAAGCTCGCCGACAAGATGCGCGAGAACGGCGCGGAGGTCCGGATCCGGGAGTTCTCGCCCAAGGAGGAGACGGAAATCCGCGAGGACGCTCTGGAGGCCGTTCGTCGCGATCTCGGAGAGCTGACGGACAGCATCGCTTCCCGCATCGAGAAGGGCGAAGCGAAGCTGGCCAAGGCCCAGGAGATGCAGTCGGTGGACGACACGAACAAGACGATCCGCTGGGTCCGTCTCCACCTGAACATGATCCGTCGCGCCCTGAACGCCAGCATCGAGGCCAGCACGGCGTTCGGCATTCTCGCGGACCTCGATGAGTACTATGAGGCGTTCGGCCAAGTCATCAAGGCTGCGACGTCTCAGTGGGTCATCGAGAAGGTCGTCGCCAAGCCCGAAGAGAAGAAGGAGGTCGCCTGATGCGCGATCGTGCAACGGTCTTCTCTTCGGAGCTCCGAGGAGTCATCCGGCGTCTGTCGGAAAGTTCGTCCCGTAGGATCGCCAGGAGAAACGCGAATCGAGAACTCGATTCTTTCCTGGCGAAGATCCGAAGGGAGCTCCGGTCGGAGTTTCCGAATTACTCGAAGTCAGGAGCAGAAGTCCTGATCGGCGGATCTGTCCTGCCCGATGGACAAAAGTCGTGTCCGTTCTGCTCGGCGTACATGGGCACCTATCGGAAGCTCGCTGCCCATCTCCTGGACAAGCACGGGAACTCGTGTGCTTGCGGATATCTTTCGAAGAGCGTCAGGAGGGCCATTGGACGCGGAGCCGTTATCGATCGGAAGCTGGCTCCGGCCCTTCAAAATACTCGCAGTCAATTCCCCCCGAGTAAATTCGGGACCGATCAGATGACGTCTCATCTCCGGAACCTGAAGGACGATCTTCGGACTCATCTGCTCATGGGAGCGATGGGAGGGGAAGCGTGATGAAGAAAAGGAGGCGCGTGATGAAGTTCGATGGAAAACTGATCGGATCTTTCCCGTCTTCGGACGGGAAGCGGACCTACGACATCGTTCGAGGTAAGGACGGCGTCGTCTACTGCAGTTGTCCGGGCTGGCGATTCTCAAAGGCCAGGCCCAGGACCTGCAAGCATATCGCCGCTCAGGGCGATGCGCTTGTCGCTCAGGGGCACGGTGAAAACATTCTCGACATCATGGGGAGGGATGAATGAACGCTCGTGACATTCTTGCGGCCTCTCGCGTCAAGGTCTTGAACAAGCTGCCGTATCTGGACGCGGCTGCGTTCTCTCTCCGCCTCGTGGAAAAGCCCGGACTCGGAACCCTCGCGGTCGACGCCAGTCTCCGGCTCTTCTACGATCCCCCGGTCGTCGAGAAGTGGGGAGTCGAGCTCGTCTCCGGCGTCCTGGTCCACGAGATGAGCCACGTCCTGCGGGATCATCATGGTCGCATGAAGGAGTGTGATCCGGAGCTCAGCAACATCGCTGGCGACATGGAAATCAACGATGACATCGTCCGCATGGGCTGGAAGCTCCCCGACGGCGTCCTTCTCCCTGCGACGTACAACATGAAGGATGGAGAGCTTGCGGAGTTCTACTATCGGGAGCTGAAGAAGCAGGGCAAAGGCAAGGCTCAGAAGCCGAATGGAAAAGCTCCTGGAAGTGGCGGCAAGTGCGGCGGCTGCGCGAACAATCCCGGTGAAGAGGGCATGGGCGAGAGCCCGGACGGCAAGACGGACGGCAAGGGTGGGGAAAAGCCTGGCATGAGTCAGGCGGACGTCAATCTGGTTCGGAAGCAGACGGCTCAGAAGATCTCCGATTATCAAGCGACTCGCGGTCGCGGTTCTGTTCCTGCGGCCTGGAGTCAGTGGGCCGAGAAGCAGCTCGAAGTTCCGGAGATTCCCTGGATGGCGGTTCTCGGCAAGCAGGTTCGGGCGGCTCTCAGTTTCCGGGCGGGTCAGGTCGATTACACTCGCCGGAAGATCGCTCGTTCCTACTGGGGTCAGCGTTCCGCTGTTCGGAACATGCCGATCAAGCCTGGAATGCACCAGCCAATTCCCAAGGTCGCTCTGGTCGTCGACTGCTCCGGCTCGATGTCGGGCAAGCCTTACGAAAAGGCTTTGTCGGAAATCACGGGCATCATCAAGGCGGTCGGCGCTCCCTGCACGTCCTATGCGACGGATGCAGCCTGCAACGCAAAAGTCAGCATCTTCGCGAAGAAGGATCTTGCGAAGCTCGGCTTCTCTGGCGGCGGGACCGACATGCGTGTCGGGATCGAGCTCGCGGAGAAGGAGCATCCCGATGTCATCGTCGTCCTGACTGACGGCGACACTCCCTGGCCCGAGATCGGCGAGATGCCCCGTGCTCGACTGATCGCTTGCATCGTTGGGAACGCTCGTACTCCAGATCACCTGAAGAACGTGGTGCGCGTGAAGATGGAGGGGTAATGGAAATCGAAAACGTCTCCTCCATCCTCGACGCGATGAGCGGAGGAGGCCATCGGACGGCACTCGTCATCCAGAATCCTTTTCTGGTCATGCCGTTCAAGGTCTCTCTGACGTCTCATTCGAAAAAGTTTACGGGTCGATGGACGATGTCGGATCCGGATGATTATCACTTCCTGACCTTCGAGGACATGAAGGCCTTTCTTTTGAAGGAGGAAAACTGCGACATCCTGGGCATTACATTCTCGACGATCGGAAAGTCGAATGGAAAACGCTTCTCAAGAGATTCTTTGAGACTTCTCATGCAAGTTTGATCAAAGAGCAGAAGAGGGTAAGACGAATGAACACGACGACCAAGGGAGCCGAGGCGTTCACGAAATACTGCGAGGGCTGCCCCAACCGGATCGCCCCCGACGTAGAGCGCCGCCCCGGTAACGCCCTCAACGTCGAGATCGGTACGCCTGTCCCCCGCTGCAAGCTCCGCGCTCCTGCGCGTCACAAGGGTATGGAGGTCCGCTGGCTCCTGAGTGGCGGAAGCCCGCTCATCTTCGGGGCTTGCAACCGCTCGGCGTGCCCTCTCCAGCCCAACCATTGCGAGGATTGCGGCCATCGGAAGGAGTCCCACATGAAGGCCATCGGCGGGCGGTGCATCGTCGGCGGCGGGTTCGATAACTGTGGCTGCGATGGTCACGTTTCACGATAGGCAAGAAGAGGGATTGAAAGATGCTGCGAGAAGGCTACAAAATCTGCGAGATGTGCGGCGACGAGAAGTACATCGAGCATGGCCGTCTCTGTCGGACGTGCGAAGGCGCAAGCAAGATGCTGAATCCGGACGTGCTGTACATCATCGAGTCCTTGGTCAATCGAATCAAGAAGCTCGAATCAAAGATCAATCATTGATGGAGGAAATATGAAA